GTGGCTACCTACGGTGTTGCTGCTGTTGGTATTAATATACCCCGTATCTTTAATCTTGTTCTTGTTGAACCTGGTAAATCTTTTGTCAGGGTCATACAATCGATTGGGCGAGGTATACGCAAAGCGGAAGATAAAGACCACGTCCAAATCTGGGACGTAACCAGCACTTGTAAGTTTGCCAAACGACATTTAACCAAACGCAAACAGTTCTACAAAGAGGCCAACTATCCGTTTACACAAGAGAAGTTAGAATGGAAATAAAACGAATAGTAGTATGCGGTGACAGTTTTTGCTCGGCCCAGTCCAATGATAATCAACATTTTAGCAACATTTTAGCCGACTGCGGGTACGAAGTAATTAACTTGGCCAGAGGCAGCATGACAAATACTGGGATTTGTTTTCAAATTAAACAAGCAATTGATATACCAGCTGATCTTGTAATTTTTAATCGAACTGATTCTAGTCGATTAGATGTTCCATTATATCCATCCCCGTCTTCTAACATAACGCTTAAAAATTTTATATACCCCTATACAACCGATAGCAGTTTTGGAAACGAGTATGTTGGTGATATAACCGCTAACATACTTTCTGATAATGCTCACGGGTTATCTAATCAACGCCCAGATTTGTTAATAAGCATTCCTGATAGTATTGTAACTGCTGTAAAAAATTACTATACTTTTATTTTTGATCGATATCTTGCTGAGGAAAAAGACCGATGGATATTTGAATACTGGACGAATCGATTATCTACAGCATCTATACCTTACATTGAGTTGTCCCCAACTGATATTGGGCGTGAAATTTATGAATACATTGATAAAAATCCAGATAAAGCAACTCAAAAAGTATATCATACCACGGCCGAACCACAACAAAAAGTAGCAGACGCCATAATGCATGAAATACAAAGGTTGATTTTACAAAAAAATATGTTATAATAATATTATGAAAATATTAACACTTGATAACAAACCATTTGACTTAGATCATTTACCGGAAGAAGTAGATGACATGCGTTTTGCTATTTTTGATAACAGCGACCCTAAAGACCCAGACTACCATTATATTCCGTTGATTTTTTTGGAAAGTTTTACAGCACCTGCTTTAGTTTTACGGGTTGGTGAACACAAAGTACGTATGCCTGTAGATTGGCAAATCTTAATCGGCGAACCCGACCTAGGCGACCTAGAAGTGTTACCACTGACCAGTATCAATGATCGAGGATTCAAGGCATTCCAATTCAATCCACTCAGCAGTTTTCGTCCTAGTTTTCTAGACATTGAAATTATTGATGTGTATCAAGAAGTTACATGGTATGCTCCTAAGTTAAAAAATGGTCAATTATTATGCGTACCTTTGAGCAATGGTGAAAAACCCGACTGCGTGTATTTTGTCAAAGATATCAGTCGCAACTGTGAAGTAGTGAATTACAATCAGGCCTGGTAGTGGATAAGTTAAGCATACAAAATGAAATGATGCAATTTGATCGCAAGAACAGATTGTTTTACGACAGCCTTACAGATGAAGAACGTAAGAAATTTAGTAATTATCTTATGATACGCTGGGGCTCGAGCATACAAGGCAGTACAGAATTGCAAGGATATTATTTGCAAAGTTCAAACCATTACGTCAACAAACATTTCTTTGACATCAATCGGCACCCTAAACTACAATGGTTATGTGCCACAGCAGTAAGTCCAGATTTAGGAACACAACGACATCAGTGGATTGCGCCCAAGAAAAAAGAAGCCGGTGCAAGCGGCATCAGAAAACAAATTGCTGAGTTATTTCCTCATTTAAAAGATGATGAAGTAGAGTTAATGTCTAAAATTAATACTAAAAAAGATATAGATGCATACCTTAAGCAACTAGGACAAGAAGTTAAAAAATGAAGTATACCTGTCAGTATTGTAAGAAAGACTTTATCAAAGAGTCCAGTCTTGCGGTGCATTCGTGCGAACCGCGTCGTCGTCGTATGGAAAAAGACGAAGCAGGTGTTAGACTTGGATTTCATGCTTATATTAAATTTTATGAACTTACACAGGGCAGTGCTAAACTAAAAACCTATGATGACTTTTGCGAAAGCCCTTATTATCGTGCTTTTGTAAAGTTTGGTCGGTATTGTGTGGATGTTAAGGCCATCAACCCAGCACGGTTTACTGAATGGGTACTTAAACAAAACAAAAAAATTGATTACTGGTGTAAAGACAGCGTGTACACAGAATATCTCACAGACTATCTGCGTGTAGAAAATGTAAATGACGCACTAGCCCGTGGCATGGAGTTCGGAATAGACTGGAGTGAAAAGCATGGACATCCAGCAGAAGATTGCTTACGATATGGCAATACCAATGCCATGGTCTATGCTGTGACCACAGGTCGCATCAGTCCTTGGATCATTTATAATAGTGAGTCTGGGCAAAAGTTTTTATCAGAGTTAGATAATACTCAAGTATCAATGATATGGCCTTATATTGATAGCGATTTTTGGATGCGTAAGTTTAAAGACTATCCAGCAGATCAAGAGTATGCCAAGGATATACTACAAAAAGCAGGTTGGTAATGAGTGCTGATATTGATATTGACTTAGCAGATAGAGAACAACTTTTAAAGTTGATTCAAGCAACTCCGGCACGTCAAGTAACCCAAGGACAAGTGCGTAAGCACAACAGCGGTATATATGTTACAGATATTCCATATGATCCTGTAAATGAATGTGCGTCTATTGATTATGAAACTGCCGAGAAATTGGGTTATTTTAAAATTGACTTGTTGAATATGACGGTATATCAATTAATTAAAAGTCCAGAACATTATAAAGAATTATTAGCACAAGAGCCCGATTGGCAACGACTATGGACAGATTCGGCGTGGGCAAAGAAGCTAGTTCATGTGGGTAACTATACAGACTTGTTAGCAAGCATGAAACCAGATAGTATTCCAAGAATGGCGGCATTTATTAGTATTATTCGTCCCGGTAAGGCGTACTTACAAAATAAACCATGGACAGAAGTATTTGAAACGGTATGGGATGGTGATAGTAGCCAAGGTTTTATATTTAAACATGCACACGCTATTGGTTATGCAAAACTAGTAGCACTACATATGAACTTAATTAATCAAGTCGACGAACAAGTGTAATTGATTTACGCTTGGATTTTTTGCGACCCATTTCGCTAAGACTACAAATAGGCCCGTGTAGCACTTCTAAATCTTTATTAATAAAAGTACGTAAGTAAGGTTTAAATACGTCCCAATCACCTTTGAGGAATATGTTAATAGGTACACTACGATTTGATTCCCACCACCAAATATTAGCTAACTCTAGGAATTGACGTTTAATTTCTAAATCTTGTATAGCTCCAAAATCATAGATGGTGGTGATGGCATCGTCTTGGTTTTGTATGATGCCCACGTATTCCGTTGTGGCGTATACACACAAGGTTATAAATGGGTATTTTTCTGCTAATTTTTCAAAGAAATCATTGTTCATATCTACGGATATTTACCAGACCATTCTACGACCCTATTCTAAAGTAGCTAAATACTCTGTATGTACTCCACCCAGGTCTATATCTATCAACAGCTTACACGAGTGTTACTCATGGATACAGGCGCGGGGGAAACTTTTACTTATAGGTACGATCCTGTGTACGCAAAACAACTAACCATAAACAAAGGCGTGGACAACGTGCTTTTGTTTGAATTCATTAATCAGCAAGAAAAACCTGTCAACATCACAGGTAGTTCGTTCTTATTCCGCGTAATCAACACCGCCGGCGATCGTATTCTAGTTGAAAAGGAGTTGGTTACCCTAAATGCTGCCACTGGTCGAGCTAAAGTTACATTGACTAGTTCAGAAATGTTGGAAGTGTTAGCACAACCAGCCACCTACAGCATACAACGCACACAACCGGGCGGACTGATCGAAGCGGTGTTTACCAATGCTCAAGCCGGAGCTCGTGCTCCTGTAAACATTGTAGACAGCATATTGCCACAATATGTGCCCAGCGCACCACTCACAATACCTACACTTAAATTGTCAGCACAGGCCAGTGTTGATGGCACGGCCTGGAGTCAATCTCCTAGCAATCCTTACTGGGCTGGCAATCCCAACGGTGGCAACTACCTTAATAGTTTTACAAACACAGAATATTTCAGCAGTTTTATTGAGCCTGTCAACGCAGTGACCACAGTACAAATGACTCTGGATGGCTACACAGGAACAATCAAAGCACAGGCCGCAGAAAACTATCAAAGTCTGTTTTATAACATCACAGAATCTACTACCTATCTGAATAAAACTGGCACAATCTACATGAATCTTGTAGGCTGGTATCCAATAATGAGATTGTGTTTCAACAACAGCATCTTTGCTGTACCAGATCAACCCGGCGTTCCAGCCATAGCCTTTGCCACCACAACCAACGGTGTAGTTACCAGCATCACAGTGACCAATGGTGGATCAGGATA